TGTGCCGACGCGCTGGCCGATGTGTTTTACCAGACACTGATGGAGCAGCTTATCTCCAGAAAGGCGGATTTTATTCAACCGCCGAAGCCGTAATTCTCTATTCTTTTTCAAACGACAATGTGATGAAAAAGAAAGATAACGATAAGACGAACGAGGTACTGCCGGCGGTGCCTGTCCCTTTGGCGGACAAGCCGCTGACCGAAGAGGAGGACAAGTTCTGCGAACTGTACGTCTCCGGTGGTCCGCTCTATGCCGGCAACCACCGCAAGTGTTACGAGGAGGTGTTCGGCAAGGGCAAGAACGTACCTATCGCCAGCCGACTGCTGCTGGGGCGTCCGCACATCTCTGCCCGCATCCGGGAGATGATCGACAGCGTGCAGTTCGACGTCGAGACCATCGCTACCCGATTGCAGGTGGCCGAGACCCTCAAAGCGGTGATGAGCGAAACCTCCTCGGCCGAGTACACCGACAAATTCGGCGTACCCCTCTCTCCGGCACCGTTGCGTGCCGTAGCCGTCAATGCCGCCAAAGCCCTCATGGAGCTGTATCCCATCAAGTGCTCGCAGGAGACCAAACTCCGTATCGACGGCGGTGAGGGCGGCGTAGTCTTCAACGTCATCGTCCCACAATCCACGCCCCATGAGTGAAAATAGAAACCGACCGAAGTTCAGCCGCCGCACGGCGGAACGGGTGCTTTACATTCTCGTTATCCTCGGTTTGCTGCTGTACGGGCTACTGCGGGATTCCGAGGTCGCCGCCCGGCTTATGGAGGCCATTACGAATGCTTTTTCCATCTTAATACAAAATCCATCATGACACAAGTAAGAAACTTCATCAGCGACAACTTCCGGACGATTATCATCATCGTCTCGTTCGTCGTGACCCTCTATGTACAGCACGTCAGCAACACCGAGCATATCAACGAACTGACACGCCGCTGCCAGACATTAGAACTGAAAGTGCAGGACCAGTACGAACGCATCGACGCTATCAAGCTCGACAAGGCCGTCTTCGAGGCCACCATGACCCAGTTCACCTCCTTGCAGACCGACATCCGGGAAATGCGGGAAGACATCAAGGAACTCTTAAAGCACAACCGATGAACAGATGGATACTGTCTGTTGCGCTCCTCCTGTCCGCCGGACATATCCGGGCGCAAGACGCACGCTTCGAGTCGGCCGTGGTCTGTATCAAACGCTACGAAGGCATGCACGACCACCGCCATCTCCCGTATGTCGGTTACGGGCACAAACTCCTGCCGGGCGAATCATTCCCGGCAATGACCGAAGAACTCGCCGATTCGCTGTTACGCGCAGACCTGAAGAAGAAATGCGCTGTATTCCGCCGCTTTGGGGCAGATTCGCTATTACTCGGCGTGTTGGCCTACAATGTGGGAGAATACCGGCTTTTAGGATACGGGGCACGACCGAAAAGCCGATTGGTGTGCAACCTCGAAGCCGGAAATCGGGACATCTATTCCGAGTATGCGGCATTCTGCCATTACAGGGGGAAAACCGTGCCTTCCATCCGGCGGCGGCGCGAAGAAGAATTCAAATTACTATTCATCAAATAAAAAATGTTATGATCGAAAGAAATTCAAAAGTGAAGATAGTGGCATCGTCCCAGCTCACGGAGATGATGCTGGAAGAACTGGTCGGGAAAACAGGTGTCGTGTCGGAAGACCTCACAGGTCCCGAACGTCGCGGCTGCAAGGGATATATGGTATTTCTCAAAGACCCGTACCAGGAGGAATACGAGTGGTTCATACCCGCAGAATCAGTCTGCCATGCGTAAGAGTACCCTGTATTTGAGTCTTGCCGTGCTATTGCTCGGTCTGACTGTTGCGTTCCTGTGGCATCGCAACGGCTATCTCAAGGAAGAACGTAATCGCTACCGGGGAAATACCGAAGCGTTGCTGTCGGATATGAAACGCATTAGGGTCGATTCGGTAACGATGGCCGTGGATGTGAATGCACTGCGGTTGCGGGTGGACGAATACAAGCGGCTGCGTGCCGAGGATGCCGAAAAGATCAAGCAGCTCGGAGTAAAAATCAAATACCTCGAAGCTGCTGCACGGCATGAGGTCGAAGTGGCCGGACCGATAGATGCGGTAATACGAGATACGGTTATCGTCCGGGATACAGTTCCGGTTTTGCGACAGCGGGTGGAGATGATTACGCCGCACATCCGGCTTGCGGGAATCATCGAGGATAATAGGCTACGGGGTGAGATACGGGTACCGGTGACGCTGCATCAGGCGGTGTGGGTGGAATATAAAGGTTGGTGGTTCTGGCGGCGGGTAAAGGCCGTGCATCAGACCATTGCGAGCGACAATCCGTATGCGGAGATTCGATACTCGGAGTATATACAAATACTTAAATAAATTGAGAGCCGATAGTGTTACATTGTAATGTCTCGATATAATTGATATCGGGACATTTTTATTATAACCGTTTCTCGTTGCCATACCGCTATTCTTTGGTGTAACTCTAACTGCATCAAAGAATGAAACTGCTTCTCAGACGCAAATACAAGGCGGAAACCTATACCATCGGCGACCTGTCGATCTACGGGCGTTTCTTTTGCCACACCATCGAAGACAAAATCCGTGAACTGCCTGCCCGGTGCCCCGATACTCCGTCGGGACGCTCGTGTCGCTGCAAGGAGAAAGTGTATGCCCGCACGGCGATACCGGCAGGAACATACAAGGTGACGATGGAATACAGTGCGCGGTTCAAGCGGGTGCTGCCGTACCTGCATGACGTGCCGCATTTTCTGGGGATTCTGATCCACAGCGGTAATACGGAGGAGGATTCCGCCGGGTGTATCATCGTGGGTAAGAACACCGTCAAGGGCAAGGTCACCGAATCGCGCAAGACATCGGATGCCCTGAACGCCCTGCTTGCCAAGGCTTCCGACATTGAAATCGAAATTGTGGAAGCATGGCGCTAAAGAAACTGAAGGCTCCCGAAAGCCTGAAAATCGACTTCTGCCCGTCGCCGAAGCAATACGAGCTCTGGAAACTGCTCCAGCCCGAATGCCCGTTGTGCGGCGGCGAGGTGGAACAGATGCTTATCGGGTATGACGCCAACCACAATCCCCGCTACAAGCCTTACTGCAAGCGTTGCAACAACCAGAACATCCCTCAGTTGATTTTAGGCGGCGGAGCGGCGGGCGGCGGCAAGTCATTCGTTTCCAGCGTGTGGCTTGTGAGCAGTTGCATCCGCTTCCCGGATATTCGTGCCGTAGTGGCCCGCAAAACGCTGAAAAGCCTGAAAGAATCGACGTGGAACACCATCCGCATGGTCATCAAACAATGGGGATTGGTGGAAGACGAACACTACCACATCAACAACGTGGCCGGTACACTGCGGTTCTGGAACGATTCGGTCATTATCATGCTCGATTTGGCTGACCAGCCGTCCGATCCCAACTTCGAGCGGTTCGGTTCGATGGAGGCGACGATTGCCGCCTGCGACGAGGTTTCGGAGGTGAGCCAAAAGGCTATCGAGGTGCTGTTCTCGCGTCTGCGTTGGAAAACCCACGAAACGTTCAAAGTGTCAAAAATGCTGCTCACGACGAATCCTACGGCCAACTGGATACGGAGCCGGTTCGTGCAGGATGACAATGGCGACCGGGTGATACCTCGTGAGGGCGAAGCCTACGTGCCGTTCTCGGTGTTTGACAATCCCGATATCGCTTTCCGTCAGACCTATGAAGCCGCCTTAAACAAAATCAGCGATCAGGCGACGAAAGAACGGTTGCTTTACGGCAACTGGGATTTTGTGGAGGCCAACGATATGGCCATCTACACCCGTTTCGACGGGGCTGTGCATTTGGTTACCGGTCTGAAAGAGCGGGTGTATGACCCGACGCGGCCGTTGATTACCGTGTGGGACTTCAACGTGGCTCCGCACATGAGCGTGCTGCTTGCCCAGATCGACTACGACAAGCGGAAAATCTACATTTTGGAAGAGGTATTGGGTACGGCTGCCGCCAAAGAAAACAACACGCCGGCATTGGCCCGCCGGATGAAGAAGAAACTGCTTTCGGACAAACAGATCGGCGGCGTGGACGTAACGGGTGACCCGGCAGGACTGCAACGCTCCACGGCTTCCGAGGACGGCATCAATAACTTTACGGTCATCACGGAGACATTGGGGCAAGGCGTACTGCGTCCCCGTGTGAAACTGCTCCGAAAACAGCCGCCCCAGATTACGCGGTGCGAGTTCGTCAATGAAGTGTTCGACGGTTACAACGGCTGGGAGCTGCGCATCGACCTGCGCTGCCGCAAACTGACAGAGGATTTGATCTACCAGACGAAAAACGAGGACGGCACCAAATCCAAACAGAAAGTGACCGACCCGAAAACCGGTGTGAAATACGAGAAGTACGGCCATCTGTCTGACTGCCTGGACTACCTGCTTTGTTACTACCTGCGGGATAGCTGGCACAAATACAAAAACGGCAATGTGGGGAACTACCAGGTGGTATCGACGGCATTGCTTCACGAAGGATTCAACTACTAAAAACCATGTACAGGAGATTTTTGAACGATACGGATTATTTGGGCATCATCACGCAAGAGGCCCTTTCGCAGATGACCAGAGGAAACAGCGACCGGTTTATCCAAGCGGAGGAGTCGGCCGAGATGAGCATTGTGGAGCATCTGTCGGAGAACTACGAAATCGAGCGGGAACTCGGCAGGGGCAAATATATCGCGGAATACGACCGTCGGATTACCTTTCCCGTGGGAGCGCACATCTACCATGAAGGGACGATTTGCGAGGTCATCCGCTCCATCAGCGGCTACAAGATGCCGTCGGTGAAGACCTACTGGCAGGAACATGTGGACGTCAATTTGGACACGGCGACCGTCGAGCGTTATTCGCAACTCAAGACCTACTACCCGAATGATCTCGTGCAGTACAATGGTGTGGTGTACATCTGTACGGCCGAGAACGGATATAAGTTCGGCGAGATCCGCATTCCGATGGTCGAGGGCTGGTTGGAGGCGGAATATACGGTATGGCAGCCGATAAACTACCTGCTGTGGAACGTGGTGGAGTTCTCAGGGGCGTTTTATACGCTGATAAGCATGGAGGGGTTCGACAACAACGCCACGCCGATGGAATCCGACTGCTGGGGAGCCATCGCGGATTACGATCCGGCGTATAACGAATACGAATTTTCGGAGCATGAGTACGTGGTCTACGAGGGACGGGTGTTCTATCCCGGTACGGATGTCAACGCCGACCGGCCGCAGCGAGGTGTAAATCTTACTCCGCATGACCCACGTAATTACAATCTCAAGAAACACATGGTGCGCTTGGCGTTGTACGAGCTGACGAAGCTCATCGCCCCGAATAACGTGAGCATGGTTCGGATGCGGGATTATGAGGATTCAATGAAGTGGCTTGCGGATGCAGCGAGGTTGCGGTTGAATCCGCAGATTCCCCGAAAAGTGGCAGAGGACAATAAGCCCGTGACGGATTGGCAGCTTGCTACGTTCCAAACGGATTACGACCCGTGGAAAAATCCGTGGATGACGTGATTCTACAACAAAGATAATTTTTCATTGGCGGAAGCGTTGAGCAAGCAGGAGCTGCTCATCAACTCCACGCTGGCACAATTCGGCTGCAACATCCTTTGGAAGATGTTCCGAAACGGAATGATCGATCATCACGGGCTGTTCCTGAATTTGGAGACACTGAAGGTCAATCCGATAAATATATAAATAGAGGTATTGCTCAGAAAACAAAGCGTTTTTGACCAAAATGAGCTTTACAACAAACAATATCTGAAAATAATGCGCTATTTTTGCAAAAATAAAAAGCCAAGAATATGGAAAAACTTGATATATTCGATTGCTCGAATGTGCTTATAGCGAGTTATTTTACTGATGACCGGGGATGTGCCCACGAAAATCGGGAACATACGCTTATTTATCTGTGTTCCGGAGAATTGGAAATCGAGGAACGTGGAAAGAAAACGGTTTTGCATCCGGGGGATTGCGCTTTCATGCGACGTGACAACAGGATGTGGTTACAGAAACACGTAAAGGATGGGGAACCCTATCGCTCTATCACGTTGAAATTTTCAAGGACTTTTCTTCGGGAGTTTTACCAGACTCTCAACCGCCAAGAGATTCCTGCTGATTCAAAGCGTGAAAAGGTGAGTCTGCGTGTGTTGCCGAACAACCGGCCGGATATCCGCTCTCTGT